AGTTGCTTCATCTACTTCTTCATCAGTAGTTTCTTCAACTTCTTTGTCTTCTTCCTCTAGATCATTTTCTAGTAGGTTTTCATAAATTTCTCTTGATTTTTCAACTACAATCTCGTGGAATAGCTCTTCAGCACCAGCGCGATCTTCGTTAACAAGTTTTTCGAGCATTTCCTCGAACTTATTGTGATCTGCCATTTTCTGTCTCCTATATGTAAAAATGTTATACCTATGGTAAGGCTGTCAATATTATTTAGTAATAATGTAATATTATAGGTTAAAAGGGGCCAAAAACAGTCAGTTTTTGACTATGATAACTGAATATTGAAAGATTTTGCAAAATCTTCCCTAGTTATGTGGGTTAAATTTCCGTACTTTTCAAAAGGTTCTGGTATAAATCCTTTATCATTTACTAACACTCTTATATATCTCTTTTTTGAATTTTTCCCTAGAATAGTGCAAGTTTGACGTAACCAATTGCCAAAATACGTTGCATTGTCGTGTTCTCTTTTGTAATTTGGTGTTCCTGAGTATATGTTGTTTACACGTTTTCCTTCCGGTCCTATGCCTTTATAATCAAAGCCCAATATGTATATTGAGTCATGTCCGTGATTACTAGCCATGTCTAATGCTGTAGGACCACTACTCCATCCTTTACTAGGTTCAAAATAATTAAGTCCTTTAAATCTTTCATATGCTTTATTATAATTTGTCCACACTTCACCAATCTTTTGATACCCGTTGTGACATATTTCGTTAACCATTTTAGTATCAACAGCAACAATATAGTCAGGTGAAAACGTTCTGTAAACTGCATTACAGGCGTATATTTTACCAAATTTTTTTAAGGATTCAAGTTCTATGCCGTTACGACTTGTGCCGTTTCCGACAACAAATGCTATGCTCAAAGGTTATACTCCGCCGGTTGCTTCAGCGTTTGCCGCTAGTCCATACATCTGTCTAATAAAGAATAATTCTTTTTCAGTTTCTTCCATATGCATTTCAGATGCCATTCTGGCCCTATTAATTTGGCGTAGTGTTAGGCGTGTTTTACGTGTGTTGTCAAAGTCAACAGGACTTTGATCTTCTGTTGCATCAAATGATTTATCTTCAACAGGTTCTAAAGTTTCTTTGTCAAAATAAAATAGTTCACGTAATATCATATTGTATTTATACTGTTACGTCAGCATTTGCTGTTGTACCAGCATCTCCTCCAGTTGCTGTATCAGGTGGTGTAGCATCTCCTCCTTGAATTGGAGCTTCTTCTCCACCTTCATCTTCCATTCCTGCCATATCCCCATCAATACCTGCGCCACTAATACCTGCGCCACGCATTTCTCCTGCGGCGTCTGTTGGAGGTGGAGTTAGATTTTCATCATTCTCTTCTTTCCATAGACGTTCGTTTTCTGCAAGTTCTTCTTCAGACAATCCTAAGAAACGTTTCATAGCAAAACGATTTGAAATATATGGAATAGCACTCATCTGTGTAAATGTCGGAATACGTGCATTGTCAATTTCACTTTGTCTATATGCCGCAAAGTTTTGTGGTGGTTGGAAACGTAGGTCAAACATTGCTGTATCAATGTTTACACCTTTTTCTAATAGATAACGTTTAAATTCTTGATTTAAATCATCAACTAGTAAGTTTTGTAATCTTTCACAATATGTGTTAAACCTAAGTTCTTGAATGTATGCAGTACCAACACGCCCGTCATTATATTGTGAAGCTGAATCATCTGCTCCAGTTGGTAGGTACGAGCTAGGTATACGTAAGCCGCGGACAAGTTTATTAGTGAAGTAGCGTAAGTCATCAATTTCTCCAAGGTTTGTACCACCCGGAAGTGTTTCAACTTTAGAGCCACGTCCTTCAGCAGTTTGTGGGAAGAAGTAATCTTCGTTAATTGACAGAGGATTGTAAGAACTGTCTATGACGTTAGTGCCGCCTCCTGTCTGCGATGGGATACGTCTTTGATGTATTTCCGTCTTGACTCTCTCCACAAATTGCATAGCAAGGTGTGAAGGCATGTTGCCCACATCAACGTAGAATACTCTGCGCTCTGGCGCACGTTGAACACGATAGATAATAATCGCATCCTCAAGCAATTCCTTTTGCTTGTATACTTTAAAAATAGTTTCTAATAATGAATTACCAAATGGAAAATTGTTATCTAAGCCTTCGCTCAATGAAAGATGTACAACATGCTCTGCGTCAACAGCAATTTCACCTTCACCTTCTTGGAATCTAGTACCGCTTTGTTTTGGATACGATCCAACCATACCACGAACGCCGCCTTCAATATAACCACTGCCACCACCTGTAACATTACCATTTGTTTGGAACGGTGTTGTTGCAACCATGTCTGCAAAGTTTAAATTAAAATCTTTTACAATATATTGTTCAGGTTTTTTACCTTCACTTTCGTTAACAATAATTCTTGTTACGTTTGCACAGTCTACATGAAATAATTTTTTTGTTTCAGGATCACGAATAAAAAACTGATCGCCATACTTAAATGTATTACGAAGAATTTTAAACATACGTGTTTCAAATTTTTGTAATTTATTCCACTGTTGCAAATATTGTTGTAGAACAGTTACTTCTGTATTTGTTGCTTTCTTTTTAAAATCAATTAAGAAAGGTGTTTTGTTTTGTGTGTTCTTTTGTGAACAAAATTCTGCTAGAATATCAAGAGCCGCATTAACTTCTGAATCAAGATCCATTGTGTTGTAATGGCCATAACGTTCAACACGATTAGGTGAACCAACATAAACATCAGGAAGATATGAACTATAGTTTCTTTTTGCCGGGCCAGCTGTAACGCCGCCGCTTCTTGAACCACCTATAGGACTGTAACTGCCTGAAGCATTATCTCCTGTAGGGACTGGTGTAAAATATTTTTTCCAACTCATTTTTATTCCTTAATATACGGCCTCGCCAGTAGCGTTTAGAATACGGCGAGTCAACGTATTATTCTCCCTCATTAACTCTACTAATTGTCCTATACTGTTATTTACTCCAACAGTGCCTGCAGACGTACCTGAACTGATTGCTTGTAATATCTCTTGCGATCCGGGTCCGCCACCACCAAAAAATCCTCTAGTATCTCTATATTCTTCATTTAATTTTTCCATTGATTCTGCTAATGCATCAATGGCTTTTGCAAAATCTTCTACTTTACTACTGTCAATATCATCTGCAAATGCTTTTAAAGTGTCAAGAGCACCGCTTGACTTAGTCATATTAGCTAGTGCTACTTGATCAACGCTTGAAAACTCGTTAATACCTTCAACCATTTTTTCAAATGGTGAGCTTGCACCGAAGAAGCTCATAATACTATCTAATACGTTGCCGGCACCTAATTGTAACATTGCTGTGCCCATATCGCCAAGTGCTGATCCTAGATCTTTAATATTTTCAGCACCTTCAATAGCACCCATGCGTTCAAGGCCAGAAGCAATTTTTTCAACGCCGTCGCCTGCCGCACTAATACCATCACCTGCAAGTTTAATTGCCGCGCCTGTTCCAAGCAATAGTCCTGCAATAACACCAGCACCAAGTGCTACTTGGGGTGCCGCAAAACCTGCAAGCAAACTTTGGAATGCTTTCACGGCAACATATACTGTTCCGCCTACTGCTAACATTGTTCCAAAGGTTCCTAGTGCATCTGAAATACTTGAGAACCAACCTGTACTTTCGTCACCACTGCCACTGTCTGCTGAAGGCGTGCCGTTTGCATCTGTTTCACTGCTACTACTTCCGCCAAATCCTAACATACTAGAAATAGCATTTCCTAACATGTCTTTGATCCATGTACCGATGTTACTTAAACCATCGCTCAAGTAACCCTTGATAACATCCATTGGATTTTCTGCACTTGTTAAATCACTTACTAATCCTGTAAACCAATCAACTACTGGTTGGATTGCAGTTTTAATTCCATCAATTCCTTCAGGACTACTAAAGAAAGTGACTAGATCGCTCATTGCTCCTTGCACGGTATCAAAAATACCTGTACTAATAAGTGCGTCCCAAATTGTATTTTTCAAGTTAACAATAACGTTTTCAAAGTTTGCTAAACTTTTTTCTCTATCAGCGGCAGCCTGCTCCTGAGCAGATAATGCTTCTGCGGCTCCAGCACCTGCATTTTCCATTCCAAGCAATGCAATCTGTGCGTCCATTGCGCTGTTGCCTGTTGCACTCAAAAGACCTGCTAGACGTTTTTCTTCTTCGCTCATGTTAGCAACTGATTCAGCAGTCTTTCTAACTTCAGCCATGTATTGTTCTTGTGTTATAGTACCATTAGCAAGTCCTGTGGCCATTTCTCCTAAATTAGGATTCAAACGCATCAAACTCTTACCAAAATCACTTACTGGTACACCGTTGGTTGCAACAAGTTCTGTAATTGCATCTTTCATTTCTGGAGATGCATCTCCTACCATACTAAGAACGCCGTTCAGTGCTTGTTGAGCAGTTTCGCTCATTGTACTAACAAGCAATCTAATACGCTTATCGTTTAGATTTTCTTGCATTTCTTTCATTAACTGTTCACGTTGTTTACCAGTAATTCTAGAAAGTTTGTCAAGTTCCATTACTGTACTTTGAACACCAGCGGCAAGTTGAGCATCTGTCATTCTCTGTGATCTACCCAATCTAGTTTGTAGTGCTAGATAGTCTGCTGTGAATTCAGCAGTTTCTTCCATTGTTAGACCAAGTCTACTAAATTGCATTTGGTTTGCTTGAACTTGTTTACTAATATTTGCAAATCGTCTGGCACCTTCAGTTGCACTACCTGCAAACAATGCAAGACTTTCTGAATTTTGTGTCAACACGCCTTGAAAAATTTCTAAACTCAATCCTGCTTGTGCCGCCGCGGTTCTTGCTCCAGTTAATGAACTACCAAAGTCAACACCAACTCCGGACAATTCTCTAAAAGTATCAATTTGATTGTCAATTACACTAGTTAATAGTTGCAAGGTGCCGCCAAGTGCGCCACCAATAATTGGAATATTTGAAATTACACCTGAAATGTGAGATGAAAAATCGCTTAGTCTATTTGAGCCTGAGAAAAATTCAAGGGCTAATCCTTGAAGACCTTGTCCAAGATGTGCAAATCCTCTAGTAAGAGCATTTCCTGCTTTTTCAACATCTTCTTCAAAATCTTCTAATTCTTTTTCAGTTTTGCCAGTTTGTTTGGCAAGATTCATTAGGTTTTGTTGGGCTTGTTTAGCTCCACCACCGGCACCACCGGCACCTCCACCGCCACCACCTTTTTCAATAGCGGCTAATAGTTTTAGGAGTGTGGTTTCCGTAGCGGCATCATTAAGAACTATTTCGTCTTGTCCAATATTACCTTTAACTGGTCCAGCCATATTTCAAATTATCCTATAATGTGCGTATATAAATACATGTCATATATACTGATATAGTATATTTATGCGGAGAAAAATATGCCAGAAATAAAACCAACGGGTGCAAACCCATTATCTAAATTTTATAGACAACCTAAAATCTATTTGACATTGCCAAGCAAAGGTCAATACTATCCAGAAGGTGCATTAGTAATGCCTGATGGTGGAGAGTTGCCTGTTTACGCTATGACAGCAAAAGACGAGCTAACTCTGAAAACACCAGATGCGTTACTTAACGGTGCGGCAACTGTAGAACTTATTCAAAGTTGTATTCCAAATATTAAAAACGCATGGGCTATGCCTATCCTAGATCTCGATGCCTGTCTTGTTGCAATCCGCATAGCAACATATGGCGAAGCAATGGATATCACGGCAACTGCTCCTAATACAAAATCTCCGCAAGATTATACAATCGATTTAAGAAATATATTAGATCGATATGCAAATGCAACTTATGTTCCTGAATTTATGTTTGAAAATTTAAAAATTGAAATTAAACCGTTGTCTTATAAAGAGTTTTCACAGGTAAGTATTCAAACATTTGAAGAACAAAGAATTTTTAGTATTGTTAATAACAACGATCTGGAACAAGATAAAAAACTAGAAATGTTTAACAAGAGTTTTAATAAAATTAGAGACATTACATTTGGTATGGTATCAAGAAGTATTGTTAAAATCACTACACCAGATGGTGAAGAAGTAACACAACCTAGTTTTATTGATGATTTTTTAAATAACAGTGACAAATCTTTGTTCAAAAGTTTACAAGCACACATTGAAAACCAAAAGAAAAACTTTGACGTGCCTCCAATGGAAGTTACTTCAACTCCCGAACAGATCGAAGAAGGTGCTCCAGAGAAATTTGAAGTTCCAATTACTTTTGATCAATCAACTTTTTTCGCCTAAGGATCGTCAGCTGGTCCGTTGATCAGATCCTACAAGAGGTTAAACACCTTGAGGACCAGAGCAAAACTTTCCGTGCGGAATTATTAAGAATGATGTGGCATATGCGAGGCAGTATCAGCTTAAATGAAGTATTTGAGCTAGAGCCACAGGATAGAGAACTTATTGCTAAAATGATCAAGGAAAATATGGAAGCCACTAAGAAAAGCGGCTTACCATTCTTTTAATTATTTCGTAACGCCTTGTGCGTCTAATGCTTGTGTACCTTTAACACCAGCTTGTGCCGCTTGTTGTGCTCCAGCAGTTCCTGCTTGTACACCTTTACTTGCAATTTGTTGTTTAATAAGTTTTGCAAGTTTAGGATCTTTCTTAGCCGCTTGGATAATTGGATCAAGTTTTGGATTAGGTAGTCCCATTTTGAGTGAAGGAATAACTCCCACAGGTTGATTAGTTGCTGTGTCAACCCATAGCGCACCTGCCCACTTATACGTTTTACCATTAACTTCTTGTGTATCACCTTTCTTAATAGATGAAGGTGTTAATTCAGATGCTTTCATGTCTCCTCCTCCAGTTTGATTAGTTCCACCTGCTTGTGCAGTATTGTCTGCTTGTGCATCTTTATCTGCACTAGGTGCTTTTAGATCAACTTTTGCAGTTTGTCCAATATTAGCAATTTGATCATTGCTTAACCCAGCGTCTTGTAAAATATTCATAATGCTGGCAGTGTCCATAGGCTCGCCCATTTTTTTCCACTGCGACATTAATTTATTGTATGTAACTTTGTTACCTAATTCTTTGCCAACTGCTTTTGCTTTGCCAGCAATAGCACCTGCGGCTTTACCGGCAGCGCCTTTGACTTTATCCATAAAGCCTTTTTCCATTAAGAAGCGTTCAAATTCTTGTTCTATGTCAACTGATTCACCTGCCGCTTTCATAATGTTAGCTCTACCTTTAAGGTCGCTAGGATCAACAGTTGTTGCTTTAGAATCTACACCTGCAATCTTTTTATTACCAGCCGCGCTTGTTACAACATCACCTGGCTTAACTTCGTCTCCGCCAACTTTGAATGCGCCTTTTTCACCTTGTGATTGAATACTACCTTGAGCAACTGCGGCAATAGCACTGTTAGCGGCAGTTAAGTTTTGTAAGAATGCATCATTTTGTGCGGCAATTTCTTGTGNAACTTCATTTGCTAGATTCATATCTTTAATGAATTCTGCTGAGTCAAAGCCGTCTACAAAGTTTTTAAGTTGACTGAATGCATTAAGAGCCGCAGGATCTGTTGTACTTCCTGTTGCCGCTGTTGCATCTTTCATTGTGTTTAGAAGATCAGTAAATTCTGATACTCTGTCTTC